ACAGTTACCACAGGAACCACCAAAGCAACCAATAGAAATTACAAGAACGGAAGATGGTGGAGCAGAGATTGATTTTGATCCATCAGCGATGGCAAATATCGGTGGCGCTGGACAAAACATAGATACAAACTTAGCGGAGTTTTTAGATGATGAGATTACTGATCCGATAGGATCAGACATGATGCAAAACTTTGAAGACTACAAAGCATCTCGTGATGACTGGGAACAATCATACATCAAAGGACTAGACTTATTAGGTTTTAAATACGAGGACAGAACAGAACCTTTCCAAGGCGCATCTGGTGCAACACATCCAGTGTTGGCTGAGGCTGTCACACAGTTTCAATCACTCGCCTACAAAGAATTACTACCGGCTGACGGACCTGTTAGAACACGTGTCATGGGTAAGCCAAGCAAAGCAAGAACAGATCAAGCAGAGCGTGTAAGAGAGTTCATGAACTATCAGTTGATGTGTGAAATGCCAGAGTACGAACCAGAGTTTGATCAGATGTTATTTAATCTACCACTCGCAGGTTCTGCATTTAAAAAAGTTTACTACGACCAAGCTATCGGCAGATGTGTTTCTAAGTTTGTACCAGCAGAAGATTTAGTTGTGCCATACAGCGCAACTTCTTTAGATGATGCAGACACAATTATGCACATAATTAAAATGCCTGCGAACGACATGAGAAAAATGCAAGTACAAGGTTTTTACAAAGACATTGAACTTGGCACACCTGCTTATGATGAAGATGATATAAAAAGTGAAAAGAACGATTTGGAAGGTGTTTCAACCACAAACAAAGACGAAGTGTTTACACTTGTGGAGTGTCACGTTGAATTGGATCTAGAAGGTTTTGAAGACACTGGTGCGGACGGATTACCTACAGGTATTAAGATGCCATACATTGTTACTGTTGAAGAGTCTACACAGAAAGTTTTATCGATTAGAAGAAACTACGACATACAAGATCCAATGAAAAAGAGAAAAGATTATTTTGTACATTTTAAGTTTTTACCAGGACTAGGCTTTTATGGATTCGGCCTAATTCACATGATCGGCGGTTTATCAAGAACTGCCACAGCCGCTCTAAGACAACTCTTAGACGCCGGAACCTTGTCTAATTTACCAGCCGGATTCAAAATGCGAGGCATTCGCGTCAGAGACGAAGCTCAACCGTTGCAGCCGGGCGAGTTTCGTGACGTTGATGCACCTGGTGGACGATTGGACGATGCATTTAAAATACTGCCGTTCAAAGAACCTTCGCAAACGTTGCTATCATTGATGGGAACAGTTGTTGCCGCAGGGCAGCGTTTCGCGAGTATTGCTGATTTACAAGTGGGTGATGGCAATCAAAGTGCAGCAGTGGGCACGACAGTTGCTCTGCTTGAACGTGGCTCGCGGGTTATGAGCTCTATTCACAAAAGATTGTACGCGTCTATGAAAAAAGAATTTATGTTGCTGTCAGATGTGTTCGCAACATACTTACCACCGGAGTATCCATACGATGTTGTGGGTGGACAGAGACAAATTAAGGCTACAGACTTTGATGCAAGAATAGATATCATACCTGTTGCAGATCCAAACATCTTCTCACAAACACAAAGAATACAACTTGCACAAACAGGACTGCAAATGGCTATGTCAAATCCTGGAATGCACAACTTATATTCTGCTTACAAGACAATGTATGAAGCTTTGGGTGTGAAAGACATAGATACTTTACTACCACCAGTGGGACAACCAACTCCGATGGACCCAAGTATTGAACACATTAACGCTTTGGGAGGAAAAGCGATCAAAGCTTTCCCTAATCAAGACCACACAGCACACATGAAAGCGCATTTATCGTTTATGGGCACACAAATTGCACGAACAAACCCAAATATTTTGGCTGCAATACAAAAAAACATACTAGAACACATAAGTTTGATGGCTCAAGAGCAAGTTCAGCTAGAATTTAAGGACGAAATGGTGCAAATACAGCAAATTACAGCTCAATTACAACAAATGGGCGGTATGAACCCACAAATGATGCAACAAAACCCACAAATGATGCAAATGCAGCAGCAAATAAAGAAAATAACGACCGAAATGGAGTCCAGAAAGGCTGTTTTGATCTCTGAAACTATGGCAGAGTACCTAGAAGAGGAGAAAAAGGTATTAAATCAGCTTGATAATGACCCATTATTGCGTCTAAAAGCGGACGAAGTACAGCTCAGAGCACAAGAAAATGAGCGAAAAAAACAGGATGATGAGAATCAATTAAACCTAGATAAAGCCAGATTATTACAAGCTAGAGAGCTTGCAGAGGACAAAATGGAGCTAAATGACAAGCATCAAAAGCTTAGAGCTAGTGTATCTCTTGCAAAAGAAGGCGTAAAAGAGATGACAGCCATAGTTGGAGAAGAGAAATAATGCCTGATTATGGTGGAGGTGGATATCATGGAATGGGTGGTGACAGTTCGGGTTTAGGTAGACCCGGCGGAGGCAATAAACCAGATTCATCAAACAGACCAAGCGTTCAAAATCTTCAGTTTAATCCAAATATCTTTGGACCTCCACAACAGACACCATCTCAAATTAGTCTTGGCATACCAAACTTAGGAATACAAATATCTAACCCAACCATTGGACAAGGTATTACTAATTTAGGCACTGTAACTACGGGCGCAGGATTTAATTTTGGTGGAGATGGAGCGGGTCAACAAGGTGGTTTAAATCAAGATTTTACACCACAGGTTGGACCACCACCAGTATTAAACATACCAACAATAGCAATGTCCACGGCACCAGTGGCAGCAGCTCCTGAACCTGTTCCAGAGGAGACAAATCCTTTAATAAATTTTATTAATAAGAGGCTTGTAAACCCATATGTTGATGCTGTGTACAATTATGGTCTTCCTCTTTCACAATTTACTCCAACACAATTTGGACTTATTTCTCTTTACGGAAACATGTTTAATTTTAATCCAACAAAAGATGAAGAAACAGGAGAAATATCTACCTCCAATCTTGGTGAAGTTGGCACGGCAACTTTTGGTAAATTAAACCTTGATAATTACATTGGAGCTGAAGAAGTAAACCCACAAGATTTCTACGGCGCAGCATTTGATTTTGATGACGAAGGAAACTTTGAGGGCACAAATTTTGAAAAACTAGAAAAGTTTACAGAAGAACAGGGTTTAAGTTTAAAACCAGGAATGGATCTTGAACAAAATTTAATTGACAATAGAGAGTTTGGAGGTGACGGACCACAAAAACAATTCGTGCCACCTTCAACTTCTTTAGCGGAAGAGGGGGCGGCAAGCGCGACAGATCCTCAACAACCTGGACAAACAACACCAACAGACGCAGTCAATTTAGATGCAGTTTACTCTGGTCTTTCTGATGCAGAAAAAGCAACAGTCGATAAGATTGTAGAGATGGATGACTATGATTTACCTTATGCATTAACTTATGTTTTGTATGGAGGGCCACTATTTTAATGGCTATTTCTAGATCTAATCTTGGTAAAACAACTGACAAAAAACAAAAGAAAGTCAGTAAAGTAATGCGTGAATTTAAAAAAGGTAAATTAAATATTGGAAAATCTAAGAAAAAGGTTAAGAATAGGAAGCAAGCCATAGCTATCGCACTTAACGAAGCTGGCATAAAACAGAAGAGGAGACGCACATGATCCAATCAGTAAAAGAATGGTTAATGGAAAAGTGGGACAACACATCCAAGAAAACCAAAATTATCGGTGCAGTAGTCATCGTAATTATTATCTTAGGAATAACTCTATAATCACATGATACTTGACGTAGTCAAACTAGCAATCGGCGCTGGCACACACATAATGAAAAATAGACAGCAGCGTAAAATGCTTGAGTCAGATGCAGCTATGTTGCATGCACAGAAAATGGCAAGTGGTGAAATCGAGTATCAAGCAGCCGTAAGACAGTCAAACGACAAAGGATGGAAGGATGAATTCGTTCTTATTCTCGTGAGCGCGCCCGTGTTATTGTTAATATGGAGCGTATTTAGTGATGATCCAAACATACAGCAGAAGCTAGATATATTCTTTGATAAGTTCAGCAATATGCCCTTCTGGTATCAGAGTCTCTTTATCGGAGTTGTAGCTAGTATATACGGCCTCAAGGGCGCAGATATTTTCAAGAAAAAGTAGGATTGACTTAATTTTACATTAGGGGGAAAAATGGGGGATAACAAACCCAAGAACCCACTTGATGAGTTCTGGGAACAATTAGGAGACAAGGAGAAAACATATGTCAGAAGCTACAGATCCAATTCACGTGATCTACAAACTAAAGAAGACAATGCAAAACGTCCTAGACGGACTCGTACAAACCCTCGCAAACGGAGGGATTGACAGTATGGACGAATATAAATATATAATAGGTAAGATCCATGCGATCGACTTAATAAATCAGGAACTCTCTAACCTGCTAGAACCAAAGGAGCCAAAAGACGATGACAACATCACACGCATTAGAAGCTAAATACGAAGCTGAAGATAAAGAAATTAAATCAGAAACAGAGTCAACAAACTTAGAAAAATTACCAAACCCCACAGGATGGCGTTTGTTAGTTATGCCTTTTGCAGTTAAAGAGAAAACTGAAGGCGGTATTATTATTGCACAAGAAACACTAGACCGAGCACGTGTTGCAACACAAGTTGGATACGTGTTAAAGATGGGTGATCTTTGTTACAAAGACGAAGATAAATATCCAACAGGTCCATGGTGTAAAGAGAAGCAGTGGGTGATCTTTGCAAGGTATGCAGGATCACGTATGGAAATTGATGGTGGTGAGATACGATTACTAAACGATGACGAAGTCTTAGGAACAATAGATGATCCTAATGACATTCTTCACGCATTTTAACATAGAGGAGGATAATCTATGCAAGACGAAGAAAAGATAATAGATGTCGGCGAAGCTGACTACGAAGAGACAGAGGTAGATCTGGAGGCTCAACCAGAGCCCAAGGAGGAGCCAAAAGAAGAACTAGAAGTTCAACAAGTAGAAGAAGAAGAGAAAGTTGAAGAACCTGTTGAGACTAAAAAAGAAGAGCTGAATGATTACAGCGAAAGCGTAAACAAAAGAATAGCTAAACTTACGAGACGTATGCGTGAAGCAGAACGTCAAAAAGAAGAGGCTATTGAGTATGCTAAAAAAGTTAATACTGAAGCTCAACAATTAAAGAACAGGTTTGAAAACTTAGACTCTAATTATACAGCTGAATTTGAAAAAAGAGTTACAACAAATCTAGAAGCAGCAAAAGCGAAATTGCAAAACGCTATAAATGCTGGAGATGTTGAAGCACAAACACAAGCTAATTTAGAGTTGGCTGAACTTGCAAATGATCACGCAAGATTAAATAGGTTGAAGCAAGCTTACGAAAACAAAGCTAAAACTGTGGAAACACCTGCAGAACCAGCACAGCCTACACAGCCGGCACAACCAGCTGCACCACCACCTGACCCTAGAGCAGACGCTTGGGCGCAGAAAAATCCGTGGTTTGGTGTGGATAATGCAATGACTTACACTGCATTTGATATACATAAAAAGCTAGTTGAAGAGGGATTTGACCCATCTGCAAGCCCAGATGAGTATTATTCTGAGGTGGATAAGCGAATTAGACTTGAATTCCCACACAAATTTGCTAATAATGAGGTATCTACAGCTGAACCAGTTCAGACTGTTGCAAGTGCAAAACGTCCGGCCACAAAGGGACGCAGAAAAACTGTGAAGCTCACACCATCACAGGTAGCAATTTCTAAACGATTAGGTGTGCCACTCGAAGAGTATGCGAAACAATTAGCCGCGAAGGAG